TACCCGTGTGACACCCGCAGGTAAAAGTATAATACGAGAACATATACGTGGGGAACGTAAGTTCCAGTGGAATAGTTATCAGTGCAATGTTAAAGCTCCTAAGTTTAACAACACAACGTCTATGGTTGATTTTCATGTCGCTGTGGACGAAGACGATGGCGGGCCTTTAGAAGTTGGTACTATGGATGCGGTAGGTTTAGCTAACGAATTGACACCCTTGTTTGACAGCGAACAAGACAACGTATACAGCAGCAGGGATAAGGGTTAACCAGTGGAAGTAATAGACAACAAGACCATAGTATTAAAAACAAGACGGCCACACTTAGTCACCGACAAGATAAAAAACTCTAAGGTTATAGGCCAAGAAGCAGATATGTACAAGGTAGCGGTTAAGTGGGGGTTCAACGAAGCAGAAGCCCTTGCAGAGGCAGGTGCCACAAACGTGCCGTCTCCGATCAAACGAGACTACGAGTGGACAGGCAAGCTAACTCCATTCGACCATCAGAAGGAAACGTCTTCTTTCTTAACCCTGCACAAGAAGTCTTTTTGTTTCAATGAGGCAGGCACAGGTAAAACGGCCTCGGTTATATGGGCTGCGGACTACCTAATGAAGTTGGGGCGGGTCAAGCGAGTGCTAGTAATATGCCCTCTATCTATTATGAAGTCTGCTTGGCAGCAAGACCTGTTCAAGTTTGCCATGCACCGAAGCTGTTCAGTTGCACATGGGGCTTCAGCAGCCCGCAGGAAAATAATTGATGCTGGCTCTGAGTTTGTCATCATAAACTTCGATGGGGTAGCTGTAGTTAAAGACACCATAATGGCGGGGGGGTTTGACCTGATTGTGGTAGATGAGGCCAACGCCTATAAGAACTCTCAGACTAGCCGCTGGAAAACATTTAAGACTCTGGCTGCTTCAGCAGAGAGGTTATGGATGCTCACGGGAACCCCCGCAGCGCAGTCTCCTGTGGATGCCTACGGACTTGCTAAGTTAGTTAGCCCCCACAGAGTACCAAAGTTTTTTGCTCCTTACCGAGACACCGTCATGTACAAGGTAGGGCAGTACATCTGGCGGCCTAAACCGGGGGCTGACAAAATAGTACACCACGCCCTGCAACCTGCAATCCGGTTTGAGAAAGATCAGTGTTTGGATTTGCCCGATGTAGTTGCTGTAGACAGAGAGGCACCCCTAACTGCCCAGCAGGCCAAGTACTACAAACTCCTTAAAAGCCAAATGGTTATGGAGGCAGCAGGGGAACAGATTACATCAGTTAACGCAGCGACTAATCTCAACAAGCTGTTGCAAATCTCAGGAGGTGCGGTCTATTCGGATACTAGAGAAGCTGTGCAGTTCGATGTAAGCAACAGGCTCAACGTAGTTCTTGAGGTGATAAATGAAGCACCCCATAAAGTCTTAGTCTTTGTGCCGTTCACACACACTATAAACCTACTCAAAGATTTTCTGGATACCAACAAAATATCTTCTGAGATTATCTCTGGCAAGGTGACATTAAACAGCCGCACCCGTATCTTTGATGACTTCCAGAAGAAAGCCGACCCGAGAGTGCTCATCATTCAGCCACAGGCTGCATCACATGGGCTTACTCTTACAGCTGCGGACACCATAGTTTGGTACTCCCCAGTCACTAGCGTTGAGACTTACTTGCAAGCCAACGCCCGCATCAATAGACCCGGACAAAAACACAGCATGACTATTGTGCATATAAAAGGCAGCGAGGTAGAAGATAGGATTTACACAATGCTAAAAGCTAACGTGCTAAACCACAATAAAATTGTTGATCTTTATCGTCAAGAGATAGAATAAACTGTTTGACATTGTCCATAGCGGTGGTAGACTGCTTGTCCACTAAGTAAAAGGAAGGGGATATGGACGACAACACCGCAGCAAAAATGGTTGCCGCGTACATAAACATACGCTCTGCCATCCAAGAAAAAGACGAAGAAATAAAGAAACTAAAAGAGCAACAAGGTGTCATCTCTAACAAGATGTTAGAGCTATGTGCTAAGGAAGACATAGATAGCGTAAGAACTCCCTATGGGACAGTGACTAGAAGGGTCTACTCCTCCTACTGGACCAGTGACTGGGAGCAGATGTATAAGTTCATACAAGAAAATGAAGCATTTCACTTGCTCGAGAAACGAATTCATAACACACATATGAAAGAGTTCCTTGAAGAAAACCCAGACTCCTTACCTATAGGTCTTCAGTCCGACCGTAAGTACGCTGTCTCTGTACGTAAACCAACTAAAAAATAAGGAATTACAGCTATGAGTAATAACGTTTCAATTTTTACTGGGCAAACCGGGGTGTCTACGCAGCGCAGACAAACTGCTTTAGGAGCACAACTAGCTGCTAGCAAACCTACCAGCAACAACCGTCGAATTCAGGCAAATATTAACGGCACCTTTAAGAAGATGGTGAACGGAGATCAAGTAGGCGATGCTATTCGCGGAGAGTTCAACGCCATTGTAATTGGCATGTTGACCAACGTGTCTCGGCTCTACTACAAAGAAAAGTTTGACCCCAACAAAGAAGCCACGCTACCTAACTGCTGGTCTAACCTAGGGGACAAGCCAGAGCAAGGTACAGCAGACCCGCAACATGCGAACTGTGCAGACTGCGCAATGAATATAAAAGGCTCCGGTGATAACGGTGGCAAAGCGTGTAGATACCAGCGTCGCGTTTCACTTATCTTAGAAGGCGATGAGTCAGGTACGGTCTACCAGTTCAACATTCCTGCTAAGTCATTGTTTGGTAAGGGTGTTGGTAATGTCCACCCCTTCGAGAGCTACGTTAAGTATCTGACTAACAACGACATGTCTCCTGACTTAGTCGTAACAAACATCTGCTATGACGCCAATGCAGAAACTATGGAACTGTTGTTCTCCCCAGTGCGCGAAATAACCGATGCTGAGTTTGAACTGGTTACTGCCGCACAAGAGCGTCCAGAGACTGAGGCATACACTAAGCTCACGGTGGCACATACAGATGGAGTAGCTAAGTTGCCTCCAGCAGCGGAGAAGGCCGCCCCTAAAGTAGCCCGATCAGAAGAGCCAGACGAAGACGAAGCTGAATCTGAAGCTGAAGATGAAGTTGTAGCAGAGCCTGTAGTGCAGGCGAAGAAAAAGAAAGAAGCAGTTCCCGTTGAAGCAGATGAAGATGCCTTTTCAGCTGCTATAGCTCAATGGGGTAGTGAGGACGCCTAATGAGTTACGGATACAGCTTAAAGCTAGCAAAGTTAAATAAGGCTGCTGATAAAAAGCTTTTGGGCGTTAGACTCGGCTCGGTGTGCATCAAAAAGAATGTACCCGTAGCCGAGGTTGCTGAGCGGTTAAATGTTAGCCGCCAGTCGGTGTACAACTGGTTCACCGGACTCTCTAGCCCCAAAGCTCCGAGTGCTAAAAAAGTAGAACAACTAATAGCAAAACTAGGGCGGTGACCTTATGAAAAATACAGACCTCATAGCCCTAGTTCGCCCTACTGGTGGGTGGTATGGCTTTCTTGCGGTCAAAGACAAAACTAGAACGCGTCAGTGCATGGTAGAAACCAGAGAAGAACTGGACGCGGAGATAGAAAAATATGTAGCCGATAGATGGTGCGTATTTTTTGCTTTGGCTAAGTTTAAGACCGGCGCAAGTCGCACACAAGAGAACGCAGAGTCACTCCAGTCCTTCTGGGTGGACATAGATTGTGGGCCTGACAAGGCTCTTATAGATAGCAAAACAGGTAGACCCGAGGGCTATGAAACGCAGGCAGCGGGCTTTGCCGCACTGCGAGACTTCTGTGCAGCTGTCAAGCTACCAAGACCGTTGATTGTCAACTCAGGCAATGGACTACACGCTTATTGGCCCCTTACTGAAGAGGTAGCTAAGGAGGAGTGGGAGCCAGTAGCCAAGGGCTTTAGGCAACTTTGCATAGAGCACAACTTCTACATAGATACCAAGGTGTTCGAGGCGGCCCGAGTACTGCGCCCGCTAAACTCATTTAACTTTAAGGGCGACTCTGCGGGTAACCCAGCCAAGCCAGTAGAGATTCTCAGTACTGTAGACCCAGTTCCTTTTGCACAGATAAGAGACATCCTAGGCGTAGTCGAGGGGGCAGTAACTAAGCCTAAGCCTAAGCGGCCTATGTCTGCACTTGGTAAAGCCCTCTCAGGCGCACTGAACAGTGAATCCAGCTTTGATCGAATAATGCAGCTAACCCAGCAGGGGAAAGGCTGTCCACAGATTGGCTCTTGCTACGTAGATCGAGCTACTTTGGCAGAACCCCGTTGGTTTGACGCATTGTCAGTAGCTAAGTTCTGTTCTGATAGGGACACAGCCATACACGCACTGTCTAAAGGTCACCCTGACTATGCCTTTGATATAACAGAAAGAAAGGTTACGGGCATAGGTGGCCCACATAGTTGTGCGGAGTTCGAAGTAAACAATCCCGGTGGCTGTGAAGGATGCCTGCACAAGGATAAAAGGCTCACTAAGCCCAACTACGGGCCTATAGCACTGGGTAGGGTAATAGCTAGGTCCACTAGTCCTACAGTTATTGTCAAGGTGGAGGGGGAGTTACCCATAGAGCTTGAGCTGCCTAAGCTACCTGAGAAGTATTTCCGAACTGATAAAGGTGCCATCTACAAGGAGGCAGAAGAAGTTGGAGATGGTGAAGAGGCACTGCTACCTACGCTAGTTTACGAGAACAACTTGTATGTAGTGAAACTAATGGACGATCCGCTTTCAGGATTTGTTGCTGTAATTAAGCATCACCTGCCAAAAGACGGGGTGAAAGAATTTGTTATATCAAACGAGCAGCTTACGGATCGTACGGAGTTGCGTAGGAAACTGGCTAGGTACGGCGTCATTGCCCACGAAGGGCGGCATAAGCACATAAATGAATACATACTGGCCTCCGTCAAGGAGAAGCAGATTGAAAAAAAGGCAGACATCATGAGGGTTCAGTTTGGGTGGGCAGATAAAGACAGCAAGTTCATTGTGGGGGATAGGGAGATAACTGCTACTGGTGTTTACCATAGCCCCCCATCTAGCTCGATAGCTACTATGGTTCCGTTCTTTGAGCCTCAAGGCACGTTAGAGAACTGGAAAAAAGCATTTAAGCTATACGGCAGGCCGGGGTTAGAGCTTCAGGCATTCGGTGCGTTGTCTGGATTTGGTGCGCCACTTTTGAAGTTCACTGGGCAGAAAGGTGCAGTCATAAACTTCATCCACTCTGATTCAGGCACAGGCAAGACGACTATTCTACGTATGGCCAACAGTATATTTGGTGACCCAGAGATGTTGCTAGGTACTCCTGACGATACAGATGTAGGCAAGATACTGAAGGTCGGCTTCCTAAACAACATAGTCAACACTATGGATGAGATTACAAACATGACCCCACTTGTAGCTTCTAAGACCCTGTATGCTTACTCACAAGGACGCGGCAAGGACAAAGCCAAAGCAAATGCTAACGAGCTAAGGGAGAACAACATCACGTGGCGAACCATATCCATATCCAGTTCTAACGCATCGTTCTATGAAAAACTAGGGCAGCTTAAGAACAATCCTGATGGTGAAATGATGCGTTTGTTGGAGTTCAAAATCCCTCACACAGACACCCCTGTGATCTCTACTCAGGAAGGAAAAGACCTGCTAGACCACACGCTAAACGCTAACTTCGGTAAGGCAGGAGAGGTATATATGCAGTACATCATTGGGCATTTAGAGGAAGTGAAGAGCACAGTTCTAAAAGTGCAGGCCAAGTTTGACACAGAACTGCGGCTAACACAGCGAGAGCGAAACTGGTCAGCGGTACTAGCCGTTAACATTGCAGGTGGTTACATAGCACACAAGCTGGGGCTACTAGAAGACTGGAACATGGGTCGAATATATAGGGCTGTTTCAGCGCAAGTAGTAGAGATGCGCAAGGACACGCTGGCTCCAGTCAGTAACGCTAGTTCTATTGTGGGTGACTTCATTAACAGGCACCACCACAACATGCTCGTTATAGATGGGGTTTCAGATGGGCGTAGCGGAAAGGTGTTCCCTATACTTGAACCCAAGGGCGACTTGTTCTTGCGCTTTGAGCCAGACACAAAGAAGCTTTTCATCGCTGTGAATGCGTTTAAAAATGACTGCGTAGATGTACAGGTGAACTATAAAGATACTTTGAACCAGCTAAAAGCTAGCGGAACGCTGTTGGGGGTGCAAAATTGCAGGCTATCCACTGGGTCAAACATCCCCGGCTTGGCAGTCAGAGCTATAATACTAGACACGTCGCACCCAGACTTTATGGATATGGGGGTTGTAGTTGAAGCAAACCA